CAAAGGGAAGAATATCCTCTTCAAGCAACCTCATCTTCTCTTCCAAGAGTTGTTTTAGGATGTCAAGGTCCGTGATGTCTCTGAAATGTGGCTGTGAAGTCAACCATGCAAACAACAAAAGAGACATCACAAGGTCATCGTGACATCCTGCATCGGCTTCGTATGACCCTGCCTTGGCAACAAATGAACTCAACTCTGCAATGGTGTCAAAGTCGTTTATGATTAACTTGCTCTCTTCAATCAAACTCTTGAGCATCGAACATCCGACTTGTTTGACTTTTTTGGACATGGTGAGTCCCAAGTCTGTGGTGCCTTTGCCGAATCCAGAATCAAATACCTGCCCTGCTCGGCCGCGTGTGGAAATCATCACCAGATTTTCATATTCAACTTCATTATGGAGAATGTCGGAAACCTGTTTCCCGATGCCATTGATTTCTACGAGAACATATGCCTGATTATATTTCTCGGCAACCGATGCAATGACATTAGGATATATCAAAGGGGTAATTGAAGCATTGCGATACTTGGCAACCTGTTTATATGGAAACTCTGTTGCGTCAATGACAGAAAATGCAGAATAATCAAGGTCTTCTCCCAGAGAAACATCGACCGTCAACATATACAGGTGGTCTTCTTTTGGAAGTTCATATATGTCAAGTCCATTATTCTTGTCAATGGGGTTCTTGAACACCATGTTTTTTAACGTGCTTCCAGAAATCAGAGTGTTCAATCCACCAATGAACTCTCCTTCAAACTCCTGGGCCCAGCGTTCCTTTCCAATGTTGCGAATGGTTTCATTTTTCCATAGATTGTCTCTTCCGGGCACATCTGTCCAATGAACCTCAAGGGGAATGTAATTGTTTCGCTTTTCTTTTGCATCCTCCCACATCTTATAGAAGTGATTCAATCCATTCGGAGTGGAAACTACCACAATCTTTGTGGATGTACCCGAAGAAATCGTAGGATAGACAGAAGACATAAACTCGTCTGCAATGTTTGGTGGGACGAATGCAAACTCGTCAAGAAGAATCATGTTATAGGAACCACCACGAATTGCCGAACTGGAGGTGGAGGCGGCGACCACCTTGGAACCGTTTTCAATTTCGAGGTTGCCCTTGTTCCATACCAGCACACCCTGCTGCAAGAACTTCGGAAGATTCTCGTATGCAAGCTGGAGTCTGCCCAGGATGTCCCGTGCGAGTGAACCCTTGTTGGCCAGGATGGCAATGTTGACCGATTCGTTGAACAGGATATACCAAAGGAAATACGAGACAACTGTGGTGGACTTGCCGACCTGTCTCGGTGTGCAGAAGATGGAAAAGCGATTGTTATGAATCGTCTTGACCATCTCTTTTTGAAATTTGTATAGCTTGAAGGGAATTAACCCCTCGTCCACATGAACCACCTTGATGTAGTTCTCAATAAAATACTGTGGTTTCTTAGAGCATTTGATATACTCGGCAAGCTCCTCTTCGGTATAGTCATGAGGAACCCCGGCTGGCTTCAGGAGCGGGTTGCCCAGATATGCGTCATCACCCATCGGATTTCTTTCTTGTTGAGTCTTTTAGTTTTTGACTGACATGACCCTGACCCCGAAGGAACTTCTGAAGTTCTTTGGTCGAACCGACAAAGATTGCATTCTGCGTGACCTTCTTGGCACCTTCTTCGTCTTTGATTTTCTTCATGTCCTTCTGGAGTTCAATGAGGTCTTTGTTCGTTTCGGCAAGCTGTCGCATGATTTGTCCGACCACTTCCCATGCCCGTGGGTGATCGGAGTCCCGCGCAAGCTCAAGAATCCCTTCGAGCGCATCCGAACCCTTCCCTATGATGTCCTTCAGGTTATTTCGGATATACTCATAGTCTTGGTCTTGATGAGCAAGACGTTCTTCCTTTTTTTCTTCTTCTTCTTTTGGAGCAACAACTTCCAATTCTCTTATGTCGTCATCAATATTATTCATTTGATTTAACTTTCTTAGTAATTAAATATATCAGTAGCAATTCCAAAGTTGTTGCTCGGGCTAATTTGATCGACAGGAACACTCAAAGATGCATCTGTTGTCGGAGAACCGTTGGCAAACATTGCAGGCTGTGTTGCAAGTTGATCGTACCCATTTGCCGACAGGGTATTTGCAGTCTGTGGATGCAGGTTAATGATTGCCTTGTTGGCAATTCCTTTGGTTGTGATTGGCCCAAACAGATTTCCCTTGAGTGTAAAATCAAGAGTCCATGTGATTACTCGCCTGTCATCGAAACCACCCTCGTATGTATCTTCCATGTCCACATTGTTTAAAATAATAGGAAGGTCAAGATTCAGGCCCAGGGCAGTTGCACTCTTGAGACTAATTGTAAACTCTGGAGTAAAATACGGAAGGACTTGTTCAATGATGTGCGTTCCGTCTTCAATATTTCCTGTGTAGATGTGTAATTGAAATGAAAAATCATAAGGAACAGGAGTATAAGAAGCATTAAGAGTCGTGTTTGAAGATGGATTGGGTTTTATCACCCGATGTATTGTGTTTAATTTGCGCTCAGAAGAATAGCTTGTAGAAATCATTTCAAATGACATTCGCGGAAGTGTAATTGCAACGGGCTTGTCCAGGGCAAGGTCTTCTTCGATTCGCGCAAGATACTTATGCTTGGGAGAATATATCAAAGGAACGGCAATGGTGCTTGCCGTTTCTCCTGACGATGGACGCCGATTGATTTTGATGTTATTAAACAGCGTTCCAAAGGAAATGACAAAATCTCGTATGAGTCCGTGTGAAAATGTGTTGGCCAGCATGGTTATTTAAAAATTCCCAAATGGATTGGTTTCGGAGAAGTCAAGAATTGTGTTTGCGGCAGTTTCAATGATTGTATTGTCCACCGTTGTCCCACTCGGCATTGTATTGGAGTATCGGTATCCAATGGCAGTATTCGTGGAAGCAATGTTATCAATTTCGACAATGCCAGTTTCAATGTTTTGGTTGTTATAGACAAACAGTTCACACCGAAGATCATAGACCGGAAGAGTTCCGGCAGTATAAAATAACGATTCATGCTCCACAAATTGAATTTGAAATAGCTTTTTATTCAACGGAAAATGTATCAAGTCTCCTTCGCGGGGTCTGGGTATTGATGTGCCTTCTCCTGAGATTGGATGGTCATGCGTTGCCTCAAGTTCTTCAAATCTTCGGATGGCACAGGTAAAGGTAATCTGATCCCGGATGTCCAGACCAAATCGTGAAAGAAACTCGCCTTCGCCTTCAAACCCTTCTACATTCTTGATATACATTTCAATTGGATAGGCATGACGAAATTCTCCGAGAGAATCTTCTCCAAAGAGTTGGTCTGCATCCAACGTGGTGGTTCTCGGAATCCAATGGACATCCATTCCATAGAATTTGATGCTCTCAATAATTAGGTCATGAACAAGATTTTGCTCTGGTGGATTGTCAAAGTTGTTGATGTAAAAATTAGTGGGCATTTATGGTTACCCCACAACAAAGTCAACTGGAAGCTCGTATGAAAGAGACATTTGTTCTTTCAGTCTGTCAATCTCAACACGGGCATCTTCAAGAATTGCTCTTCCGTTGAGCGTGACCCCTCCCGGCAATTGAATCCCCTCAAATTTGCTCAGATTCATTCCCCATTGCTCTTTGATGAGTGCCGTGGCATAGTTCTTTAAGAATGAGTCATTCCATACCTCGGAGTTTAGTGATGAATTTTCGTCCACCCCTTGATAGGTTTCAAATACAACAAAATCGTTCAATGAAATATCAGCCGACCAGTCTATGTCAAGATATATTTTATTTGTCTTTCTATTGAATCTAAGATTGTTCATTCCATTGATAAGATCATCAATCATTGAAAGATGGGACATCTTCATCCAATAGTTCTGCATCTCTCGCGTGCCCTTGGTGCTATAGGTTGCCCAGTCATTCAAGAGGATTTGATATTTCACAGAAAAGATTCCGCTCGTCTGACTAGAAAGACTGAGCATCCTGCTGATTCCAAGAATTGATGCTGTCTCTGGAGACACAAGGGTAAGATACTTATTGTCAAGGTCGGGTTGAGTAACCTTATGAGAATAATAAACCATCTCGGTGCCATCAAAATGATATTCTTTCCAAAAACGAAGGGCATCATCAACCCGGTCTTCCATCTGAAGGTCATCAACATTGACTTCAACGACCGGCCATCCCAATCTCCTGAGACAATATGTTTTGAATTCTTCTCTCGTTGTTGGTTTTGCCATGTTATCCTATCTTTGTTGATTCTGGAGTGACTGTGATAATCCCCTCTAATGCTCTGAACTTTAGAATGGTGGTGCCATTATTCAAAATATCAGAAGCATCCCCATTGATGTCTATATATTCCAAATCATAGACATATCTTCCGGCAGGGATGTTTGCCGTGTTTGCTGCTGCCAGATACATGGTCACGGTACTGTTGTCGCCATCCATACTAATGCCAAATGTGGCAACCGCATTTGTATGATAATAACTTTTTCGCATCTGAGCGTTTGCGGTATCTCCTGCACCCACGCCAAGTTTATTTAATGCAGCCTTGCTACCATAAACCTCGGTCGTATATATAAAGTCTGCGCCTTGATCCATAGTAAGATTTTTTGTTCTGCTGGCCATTTATTCAGGTATCCCTTTGAGGAGAATGATTCTCTTTACTATTTATATATTTAGGTATATGTGCTACTCAAAGTTTAATGTAATATCCTCCTCGCCCAATATAGATTCTTCGGAGGGAGGGTCAATTGAATCAAAGGTATCCAAATCGCGACACAATTCAATATTACAATGTTCTCCTACCTGAAATGTGGAATCAGAAGAACTAATCTGTAAGGATTCTTCTGCACTTGCATTATTCAACTTTTCCCATTCTCCTTCCAATGCACCTTCTCTTGGAATTACTGTCACATAGATAACATCGTCTGTCTGGGCGGCTGCTCCGAAGAGAGAATGTATTGACCGGACATGAAGAATTGGTGCAACATGATGTGAATCTGAATATTTGACCCAAGGGGCATCTGTATTTTCTTTGTTGAATGTTGCCGCACATCCTTGTGCCAAAAACCCTATTGGATTTCCGGCAGGATAATCTTCGGCAGCATACAACTCATCGGTTGCCTGAGTGCTTTTAATGACAAACAAGAAATGGTCTTTTGTTGCAATCATTGTGGAAACTCTCATGATATTTGTTCTCCTTTTATTGCAACAGGAATTTCTGAATTGGCTTTCCGTGCCTTTGCCTTTCGGTGCCCAATGACATACATTGAAATTTTGTTTCTTAGCCATGCCGTGTTGGCAGACCCGTCTTCGTTTGGTTCCATTCCAATGTTACTATTGTCCACGACAAGATCATTGCCATCCCAGATAGTAATGACACAGATATTTGAATTTGCATTCATGCTATGAACATTTGCCGTGATTTTATTTTTCATGCCTATACCATCCTATATACCGAATTCCCCGGAAGAGTGGAATCTATTGTATTGTTTCCTGTCAACAGCCACCCTCCTGCGATTCCTCCAGAGGTGTTTGATGTGTCATGAGATGGGATTTGTGGATTTCTTCCCATTACAATTCCATTGCTGATATTTGTAATATAGACAGGTCTGGTGTAGGTTCCGTTCTCACTTGTCACAACATATCCAGGATTTCCTCCGGTATATGTAGTTGGCCCAGAAGTTCCTGAACCATGCCCACCCCAGGCACCGCCAGAACTTCCGTCAACCTCATATCCACCGGCACCACCTCCACCACCAGAGACTATGGTTCCTGTGTCTGAATTGTTAATTGAAATGATTGGTTGAATTCCTGCCGGATGTTTGACTTCAAAAATATCTCCACCATCAGAACCATGCCCATATGTAAGGCTATGTGAAATATACGTTGCATCGTTAATGTTTGTTATGGATTCTAATTGTGCCTTGGCTCCACCCGCACCGCCAACATCCCATCGACTTCCCTCTGCTCCATCCGTTGCATGTATATTTACATCAAATTGGGCAAGTGCCGGGTCTTCGTGTGGCCACCCGCCGCCGGGGAATCCATTCCCTCCGTATCCAGAAAAAGAGAATTCTTCCAGATTCCTTCCTGTTCCGGCACCGCCGCCGCCTCCGCCACCACCGAACCCGCCGCCGGAGACATCACCACTTTTGGCAACGACGGTCTTGTCACGGACGCCCATGCCACCTGCTCCGCCTCCACCGACAATTCTTGCAGAGTTATTGATTGCGATAGAAACTATTTTACTGTTGGTATAATTCCATTTGTCTTCGCTGAAATCTAACGTAAATACAGGAAGAGGTTTTCCTGTGGTGGCAGAAAATTTATCAGAGCCATAATTCTTTCCTTGGTCTAAATCTAAATTGAAATGAAAATTGCTGTATATTTTTCCGAAAGCATCTCTTCTGTCTGCAAATGGGTCTGTTGCCGGGTCGCCTACCGTTCCTACAAAGTCATCTGGAAAGACAACATTATTAATGACAGAAGGAACGGATTCGTTTTTTCCAAGCCCTGGCCCGTCGCCCACATAACCACCCCAAAGCGGAACAGACTCTGCTGCCTTTCCGGCAGAAGTGAATGGAGATGCTGCGCCGGGCCGAAGTGCTGCCTCTGGAGGCGGAAGACTCCCCGTAGAATAGACAACATAGGAAACATAGAAGGTGTCCCAGACATATTTTTCTGCCAAAGATTGTTCAGAACCTGCCCCGCCCAACCCCATGCTTCCCACCCAGTCCCGATGGTCAAGATAGTCTGCTCTTGGATGTCCTGCTGGCCACTTTATGGTAGCACCATTAAACACCCCCTTCATTGGCATCCATGCAGTTCCAGACATTCCAAGTTCTGTTTCATACTTGGAGGAGTA